TTACTTGCCATTTCCGCATTCATGGCTTGTTGTTCTGCAGCAGCCTTATCTTCATAATATTGTTCTGTAGCATCATCAGATTGAATGTAGTCTGGGCTAACATTGTTCATCCTAAGGATTTCTTTGCTTAATTCATCTACTTTTAAAGAAGCCACAATATCTGGATTCTCTTGTTTGGCTGCATAGATTAGATTTATTTCATTAATTGACTTTAAGATTTGACCTATTTCTAATTGAGCAAGCTTTAGATCTAGTTTAGTTGAATAGCTTATGCGTAATTCTTCTTGCTCCCATACTTGCGCTAGTTCAGCAGGCATTACAGGGAAAAAACCATTATCTAAAAGCAAATAAAACACACGCTTTAATTGAACGCTATATAATTCATCATAAATATTGCTAATTACGGGCAAAAGTAATTGCGTTTTTTCTGCTACTCTTTGTGCTACTTCTGTAGCTGTCATATTCTTGCGGTCTTCCAACATCTTAAACAAATCAACATAAAACAGGTTTTTTACTTCTTGCTCTAATAACATTTTGTATTGTGCACCTGAATTAACATCTATGTTAGATTGATAAAATGTTGGCATTGGTCCATTAGGATCGGCATAAATAGTTCCGCCTGGTGTAATATCATCCACCCACATATCAGAGCTATGAGGAGGCTTTACAATTGGAGGATTAACACCCAATTCAACACCATCTGAAATGCTATAACAAAGTTGTTCTAATTGAGCCATGATACCGCGAGCAGTGAAAGCAGTTCCACGTCCATAAGGTGTCTCATCGGCCCTTTCAAATCTAGGCACCGCATAAGGACAAGTCCTGTATCCACCTTCAACAACTATTTCTTTAGTTTCTTCATGTACATAGTAAGAAGCATACGCCATATCGACGCCACGTTCAATTTTAATATTTGCTTCTTTTCTTTGACGCTTTCTTTCTTCATAGTCTAAACGCGGGAACACACAATGAACATATCTATCCTTGTCAAAACGTTTATTTACGTCTTTATACTTTTCTTTTACTGACTCGGGACATTCGTCGCCCCATTTTTCGTAGGCCTGCTGGGCTGTCATTTCAAAATCACGGAAAATAGTATCAATCTTTCGTTGTTCATTCTCTGCAATCGAGCAATGATCAACCATGAAAGTAGTAAACCTAAGCTTTTTGCTTTCAGTATCAATTTCTGAGTATTGAACACCAGTACATACAACAACATAATCTCTCAATGTCTGCAAGGTTGAATGGCTGTAATTTGTAGACGCAAGCTTACCGACTGCTATTTCAGAACACTTAGCAAACCAATCTTTTACATTATCATTTTCTGAGAGTTCTTTATTTGCAACAGTAAAGCCAAAGAATTCATCACTTAGATTAATTGTATTAGAGTAAAGACCACTAGTCAAATCCCTTGCAGATTGAACGCCCATTGAATTCTGAGGAGTCAATTTTTCTGATACTTTATTGCCAAAAACACGCGATTCTAGTTGCTGCGGATTAAAATAAAATCTGCATGCTTCCCGCAATCCAATATAAACGTCTCGATCCTGCGAAAGTCTATCACGCATTTGAAGGAGTTCGACACCTGTATAGTTTTTAACTAGTGGCATAATTATTTTTATCCTAATGTACTTTTGTAGCTTTTAGATTGTCCTGTACTTAACAAGCGAGCTTTTTTTCTTGAAGACTGTAAACGGCTGCGTGTAAATTGGGTTGCCTGTTTAATATTTTCATCTTCCATAGTCAAAGGCGGAGGAGCTTCTGGCATTGCTTCTGGTTTTGGGGGCCTTGCTGCATCTGTTTTGAATAAGCCCATAGGTTCAGATATTGTCTCTAAAAAATCACCGTTGCCCATAATAAAATCCTTTATTTTTCAATTAATCGATTAATGCTAATAAAAATAACGTATTAAGGTAATTTTACAAGATATTTCCATTTTTGCATATTGTCATCAAATACAGGTTCATACCCATAACGCTTATAAAGGCGTACTAGAGCTACTTTATCAGCATCTAGTAACCCTACTATCGTTTCAATCTTTTTAGCGACCTTAGGACGCACTTTCTGCTCAAAGAACTTATGCCAGTTATAAGTGTTATCAAAAGTGCAAATATGCATAAGTGCCATAGTAGAATTTACATATTGAAAAATCCAAATAGATTTTACTTCGTTAGTAAAGGCAACATAAACCAAGCATTTATTCTCTAACCAATCAATTATATCACTAGGCTTATATGAAGGTAAGCTTGCAACTAGATTTTCAAAACCCTTGCAATAATCATCTATCACATAATACAAATCAGATAAAATTAGCCGATGCCCCACACCGCTAGATTCTAAATTGTCAAAATTAGAGTTTTTCATCGTAGTTCACCATCACATTATTTTCCTTTCTCTTGCTCTGTTTTTTACTTCTCTATAGCCTTTTTCAGTAAATGGTTTTCTTGCATCAACTACAACAGTAGGACCATAGTTTGCTAAATTACCTCTTAAATTCTGCATACACCAATAACGAATTGCATCGATTAAGTGATCATCTTTCTTTATTGGCATAGGCTCTAATTGTGTGTCACCATCCTTATAAGTGTGTTCTTTCCATCGGTAATGCTCGAACTCATGCAATAAATTAGGACTATTTGTATGTACATAAATCTTAAATTTCTTCATTAAGCTAATACCATTAAGAATAGAACTGTTTTTAGTCCATCCCTTTTGAGCATGGCTTACTTTACTAACACCAATAATATTATAACCTAATTCTGATAACTCAGTAATTGCAGTAGGATTCGCTTGATCCGCACAAATTAACAATTGCTTTCCAATATTTTCATCTTCTAAAAATCCTTGAACACTTGGCATATCAGGACGAGTAATTTCTTTTCTGATAAGATAATTTGTTTTATATAATCTTTCTCTTACGTAAATTGCCCTATTGTGAATACAACATTCAGCTACAGCAGTAGGCGACACTTGAAACCCGAAGTCCATTCCAAAACCATGCTCATGACAAACTTCAGGACTAGGCCAAAACTCTGTTTCTTCCCAATTCGTAAAAACAGCGCCTTTAATTTGTCCACGCATACCAAGACCATAAACAGCCCATTCATAAGCATCTGCAGTTCCTGCAGCAACATTTCTAGGATCATCGGGATTAGTAGATTCTATTTCAAATTTCTGCTCCTTAGTTAAAAATTTATTATCTTTATAAGTAGAACGGTTCTTTGCTACTCCTGGCCTATCCTTAAAAGCATTAAATACCCAATGACGATTATAAGAGGGATTAAAATCCATTATTATTTTGCCACGAGTACGGAATGCAATTTGCTTATAGGCTTCATGCGAGATTTCCATTACCTCATTCAACCAAGTAATGTCAGCACCTGGACCATGCAATTTTTGTGTATCATTAGTAGCACTAAAACTTATCTCTGAACCATTAAAGAATTTATATACTTTAGTTTGAGAATTCTTTGTGTAATGGCCTTTCGGCCCCTTAATTAAATTCATCATAGAAGGACCTAAAACCATATCCATATCAGCAATAGCACCTTTATCGTGCGTAGTAGAGTCATGCCTATAACAACGAATTACTATTGGCTTTTCTGAGTTAATGGCTTGAAGTATAATCCATTGAACAATAGCAATAGTCTTTCCTGATCGGGTAGAACCTTCCATAATAAAAATATTGTTGTCTTCCCAGTTATCCTGTATGAAGTCATAGTTGCTTGTTACTTTGATTTCACCTGCCATTTATCTATCCCGTATTGCATCTTATATCACGTAATAATTCTTCAATGTCATTAAGATAATCTTTTGCCGTATATGTGTGTTTCTTTTTATAAGAGTGAATACCAAGCATTGCGTTTTTCTTTTGCAAATTAAGCAATTTTTTTAGTTCATTCTTTTGCTTCCTGTTGTATTCGAATTTACTTGCTTCAAAAACTAGACTCATTGTATGATTCTTCCCCATTTGTTAATTTCTTCATAATCCCAATATTCTTTATCAGGATCAAACAAATATTCAAAGTTAATGTCAAGTCCTGTGAACTCGCCCTTGTCATTAAATTGCGGTTCGGGTTCATCTTTAGCACGCCAAATTAAATTAACCATTTTCTTCCTATCTTTAATACTTTCCTCTCCTACATCGCCAAAGTATCTGAATACGTAAAATTGTTGCAATGGGTGAAGTATATCAGTGACAGGATGACGTCTAACCTCCTGCCAACCAAATAACATTTTTATTAGTTTTTGTGGATAATCAAGAGATGGCCCAATTATAAAACGTGCTGCCTGCAATTCCATTACATGCAATTCTTTATCAAGTTTATCATATTCAGGTTCTAATCTATTTAGCCATACTTGTGTTTCAGTGGGCTTTTCATTAGGTTTGATAAAGGTATTATTAACAATTATAGGCTCGCTATTTTGTGATTGCTCACGCTTCTTTCTTTCTGCCAGTGCTTCTTCAGCAGAATACAGCTTGCCTTTTGATTCATCAATAACACCTGTGTCAATCCTTGGCAATAAATGAGCCTTACCAAACTGGCGCTTTGCTTCATTTATTAGTTTTTTAGTTTTCTTATCCATTATACAAATTGATATTCTAATGTTGATTTAATAAAAGTTTGACCTTCCTTATATTCATTTTCAATTTTAGGTTCCCCCATAATTAAAAATGGCCTACCGTCAATAGTGTATGTGTCATAAGGATTGCCAATAACTTTTACGCATTGTAGATCATGCTTATTCTTAATTAAATAACCATACATATCCCAACTATCGGACTCTAAAGGCAAATCGATAATGTCTAACCTAATTAAACCATCAAACAACAATGATTCTTTTTGCTTATTATACCAATCAATCTGCTTAGTGAATATTTCTGTTTTCTTATCCATTATCAGGTAAAATTAAGTCTTCAATATCTGATTTGGATAGCTCTTGACCCATTTCTAAATATCGTTGCTCTAATTCTTCAAGGTTAAGCAATCCTTTATTAATCAATTGAGTCACTTGACCATTCCATTTTTTAACAGGCTTAGATTCTTTAGCATTTACTTTGCTTTCCAATTCTTCTACCTTATTCATTAAAGCATTGAATTGTTCTTCTGTTAAATTTACACCACCATTATTAACAGGAGCAGGAGAGGCAACTGTTAAATGATCATTAGAAACATTGACAGGATTAGGATTATAAAGTTCAATAATAGAACGGTTATTATACAAAGCAGGTCCTTCAGGCAAAAACTCTACATCTGCAGGGATCTTTAGTTCTGCTTTCATTTCATCATCAATTTTTACTTTATCAATTCCATACATAGGGTGATAAATCAAATAACCGTCATGCGTGACAATGTATTCTAGCTTTTGATAAATGCATTTATTTTCATATTGCTCATGACTTGGCATACCTCGCATTGGTGGGGCTTCGTCGGGCAATTCGCCTTTGTCTATCATAGCCGCTCTTACTTTTGCTTTAGCTAGAGCTTGTCTATCTGTGGATACACGTCTGCGCCCATGAGCATCACCATTAAATAAAACTTTTCCAGGTGAGTTAAATACGTCCATTCGCAAAGTAGAATCATTTGCTGATACAGCAGCTGAACCATTCATACTGTCTTTATGAGCTTTAGCTTTAGCTAAGGCCTGTAATTCTTCAGGAGTTTTTAGTCCCATAATTAATACTTTCTTTTTAGTCTAGTTTTTTTGCGTTTAATAGATTTAGCTTTGGCACGTTTTGCGCTTGCCTTAGCTTGGATA